CTCGGCATCAAGAAGCTGGAGCCTACTTTCAAACTGGTCGGTTGGGACCCGGACCTGCTGTCTCAGTTCGGTCTCGGCGCCAAGGGCAAGAAACGCTTCACGGCCTATCAGGTCATTCGCGACAAACGCGCCGGTACGGCGATCGAGGGCAAGGCGGTCATCGAGGGGCGTCTTGGTAAGATCGCGCCGGATGAGTTCAAGCGCGGCGACCTGATCGCCAACGACTATGCAATCAATGAGGTTACGCACTACGAGCTCTACTTCGATCGCCGCGAGAAGTTCTACTGGGATTTCTTCATCAATACGGTGCGGATCGACGGGGTGGACCAGAACAGCGATGAGAACACCATCCTGCGCGTGCCGGCGTCGGTCTGATCGGGGATTGAAGCATGACCAAGGATCGTAACGAGGCAAGCCCAAGCGGCGAGCCCGATGACAAGCCAGGGCCGCCGCAGTTCGTCGGGGGCAAACCCAGGAGCCGCGAGGTGCCGTTGGACTGGCCGCTTCGCTACAGAGGCAAGACCTATGACCGGATCACAGTCCGGCGAATGACGACGGCGGAAGTGGGGGAATTCATCGCGGCGGCATCAGGCGAGGATATGAAAAACACGCGCCTGCCGATGTTTGATTGCCCGCCCGAAATCATCGACGCGCTCGACCCTGATGACGCGGAAAGGGTCAACGAGGTGATCAGGGATTTTTTGCCCCGCATCTTGCGGCCGGCGGACGAGCCGCCCCAGGCCGGTGGCGAGAATACACCGCCGTCGTCGCACACGTCTTGAACACGTCGGTTCCGAATCTGCTCGTGATGGAATGGTGTGACCTGATCGCCTGGTACGACTGCGCGGCTGTAATCAGGGGAACGGTCGGGAGCGTGCCGGCTGCATAGCCGGCCTTCACCAGAGTCCGCTTCGCTCCGTTTGCGACAGCTGTATATGCAGGCCCGGCATTGTCGCGAAGTGCCAATTACGGACTCTCGGAGAGACGCTTCAATCGCCACCTGGTCCGATCAGCTGACCGGCCGCTGGGCTCGCCCATCGTGTCAATGGGGCCGATCGGCTGCTGCTGACGGCTATTGAGCTCATGACCCAACTCAGACAGAACCGGGTTGCGGGGGAGCCTGCTCTCAGGCCATACCGACACAGGATCGCGAACCTGCCCCGGAGACCACGTGGATGGACCTGCTTCGACTCAACGATTTGACGTCGCCGAACCTGCGCAAGCTCATCGACCGCGCCGTCGAAATGGAACACGAATTTCGAGCAGGCACTTTACGACCCACACTGACAGGCAAGCGGATTGCGCTGATCGTTGACGACAGCGGCTGGCGCAATACGACGGCGCTCGATTTAGGCATGAGGCTTCTGAATGCGACATGCGTTCACGTGCCTGCATCATTGGGCGGCAAAGAGGAGATCGAAGACCTTGCGAAGTATCTCGACAATTGGTTCGATCTAATTGCGATCCGCTCGCCCAGCCTTGCAAAGATGACCGAACTCGCAGACCGCGCGAGCTGCCCGATCGTGAACCTACGGACCCGCGAAAACCACCCTTGTGAAACGCTAGGTGATCTCAGCTACGTGAAAGCGCGGCGCAAGAACCTCGACAATCTGGTTGTTGCGGCGGTCGCCCCCGCCGCCAATATCATTCACTCGTGGGCGGAAGCTTCCGAAACTCTGCCGCTATCGCTCGTCCAAATCTACCCACGCGAATATTGGGTCTCAAGAGCAAGCTATCCGCGATCATCCATCGAACAGACGGAAGACATGGACGCACTCCGCCGTGCAGACGTCATCGTCACAGACTGTTGGCCGAATGGCAGTTCGAAGGAGGTACTGTTGCCGTTCCAGATCACTGCGTGGTTGCTCGATCAAGCAAAAGCGGGTTGCGTGTTCATCCCCTGCCCGCCGGTCACTCGAGGAGAAGAGGTGTCAGCCGATGCGATGAACCATAACTCATGTGTCTCATTTGACGCCAAGGCATTCCTGATGCACGCACAAAACGCGCTCGTCGAGGCTACCCTAATCTGATGCGCTGGCGGCACCTCCTGGCGCTCACCACATGTGGCCAGCACCGCCCGGCTGCGACTGCTTCGGACGAACTGCCGATGTTGTCACCGGCATGGCCAAGTCCGCGTTGGGTCAGGGGCGGCTGTGGCCAGCAGGCTGATGGCACAGCCGGTCTACCCCCAACTCCGGAATACCTCGTACGTTCTAGCATTTACGCTTGGTGCCAGAAGCCGACCTTAATGCTTGCGCTCAACCACCGTCCATAAAGAACGTCATGTCGTTCACGCTTTGACAAGCCTTCCGGAGTTCGATCAAGGGCTGGTACTCAGGAGATGAATACCAAGCGTTGATCGCCGCCATATCCGGAAACTCTATCACCACCACGCGCTCGGGTGTCCAATATCCGCCCTCGGGCATTCTTAGATTTTCGCCTCGCGTCAGATAGCGGCCACCATATTTTGCCACCATCGGCCCAATTTCGTTCCTGTACTCTTCAAATTTGGAGTGGTCTGTTATCTGGTGCAACCCAACCACATAAGAAGGCATCCCTCATCCCCTGACTGTATCGATGGACGGTCATGCTTAACATTCCAAGCGGATGTCGGCGATGGGTCAAGGGCCGCCGTGGCCGGCAGGCTGGTGGCACAGCCGATCTACCCCCAGCTCCGGAAATAGCCGGTGCGTTCCGGCACTTACGCTTCGTGCCAACAGCGGACGTGACCTCGGCCCCTCCTCACGCGGGATGTCGGCCGTGGCGAAGAACGGACTGCTGGTTCTCCTCACAAAAATCATCTAGTTCATTTTGATCCGCCGAGGTATCTGCAGAGAACCAATCAGGAGGCCGTATGGCAGAGGATCAAAGCGCGCAAATAGAATTGCAAGACCTTCGTAAAAGCATCGACAATATCGATGCAGCGATGATCCATATTCTGGCTGAGCGCTTCCGTTGTACGCAGCGAGTAGGAGCTTTGAAGGCCAACCATAATTTGCCCCCAGCTGATCCAGTTAGGGAGGATTACCAAGTCGGACGGTTGCGTGCCTTGGCGAAAGAAGCCCAGCTTGATCCCGAGTTTGCCGAAAAATACCTCGCCTTCATTATCCAGGAGGTGATCCGCCACCATGAGGCATTCCAGCGGCACTCAGATTGTCAATGACTGGGGGCCGCAAGTAGCGATGGCCAACAGGTATTAAGCGTCAGATTTTACTAGAGTCTGCTTCGGGTCATTCGCGTCGGTCTCATTCTGAATGCGCTGCTACCGACGTCCGCTATAGCCAAAAAGCTGGCGTAAGATATGCCTTCGGCCAAATCCGGGGTGCCATTACCGGGCACAGCAATCCCATGATCTCTCGATGCCTAGCCTCACCTCACAGCTGATCATCTCGCTTATCGACGAGGTCAGCGCGCCCGCGAAGAAAGCGGCCCAGGCGCTGGTCGGCTTGGGCAAGGCCACCACAAGCCTCAGTGACGGCAAGGATGCCGATCGCCTGGCCAAATCGCTTCAGAACGTGGGGAAGGCCGCGGCGACAGCCGGCAAAGGGTTTCAGGCGGACTGGTCGCGCGGATTCGCGCAGCAAGTTGATCGGCGGAACCTGAAAGCAAAAGACCTTGATCGGATCAAGCAGTCCTGGCGCGAGCTGCTCGCGACGCTGAACACGGGCGGTCGGACGAACCTCGCTGCGGCAGCTTCCGCGATGGATGCGTGGGAGCGGCGTACGCTGGCGAGCCTGCGGCGCGTCGGCCGCGAGCAGGAGCAGATGGGCCGTGCGGCCCGAGCGTTCCGCCATGTGATTGCGCCTTACGTGACGGCCTATGCGGCTGAGCGCTACGGCCGGGCGGCGATCGAGAAGACGGCGGAGTTGCCGCGCGAGCAGGCCCGCCAATGGCTCGCCGGCATGACGCCGCAGGAGACGGCACAGGCCGCCGCCCTCTCGCGCAACCTGTCGCAGCAGTTTCCGTCCGTAGGCCAGGTCGACGTCATGGAACGGCTGCGCACGGCGGTTGGCACCTTCGGCGACTTCCATCATGCGGAAGCGGCACTTCCCTCGATCGTCCGGTCGCTGGTGGTGCTGAGTTCGCTGCGCGGGCTTAATCGGGCTGCGGCCGATCTCGACAACGTCATCAAGGGCCTTGAGGGCGCCGGCAAGGCGGTCGATCCAAAGCAGTTCGAGTTGATCCTCAATGCGTTTGTGAAGGGTGCCTCGCTGTTCGGCAACACCATCAGCGGCGAGGATATCCGGACCTATTTCACGCGCGCCAAAGCCTCGAAATACGGTCTGAGTGAAGACTATCTGGCTGGCGTCGTGCCGACCATGATCCAGCACGAAACCGCAGCTCAGTTCGGCACCTCGCAGGCCTCGGCCTTCTCGGCGCTGATAGGAGGTCGGCAGACCAAGACAGCAAAGGCCGTGATGCGCCGCTACGGGCTTCTTGGTGACGACGGCCGAGTCATCGCCGAAGGCGATCTGGTGGCCAATCCCTTTGAATGGGCCACCAGATATCTCAAACCGCACTTGGCAGCGAAGGGCCTGACGGTCGACGAAGGCAATCGCGAAAACCTGATCGCCGAAGTGCAGCGCATGTTCAGCAACCGCAATGTCGGCGAGTTCTTCACCGCGATGCTGATCCAGGAACAGGTGATCCGCAAGGACATGGAGCGGCTCAAGAACGCAAAGGGGATGGAGGCCGCGGAAGGGCTGCGCGCCAAGGACCCGTTCGTGGCGCTTGCCGGCGTCAGGGAGCAGATGGTCAATTTCGTGCAGACCATCGGCGGCCCGCATGGCGAGAAGGCGGCATCGGTTCTGAACGCGATCGCGGACGCAATCGGCAGGCTGTCGAAGTCGCTTGGCGACGATCCGACAAAGGCCGGGGCCGTCGGCGCCGTCGTGGGCGGCACCGCTGCGGCCGGGGGCGGTTATCTATCGTGGCTCCTGGGCAAGAAGGGATTGCAGTGGTTGCGAGGCAGTGGAGCTGCAGAGGCTGCCGGTACCGCTGGCGCCGTGGCCGCGAGCGCGGCGAGCAAGGCCGGATCGTTGTTTCGCCTGTTCCCATGGCTGGGTGGTGCGCTCTCGATCGCCACCACGCCTGACATCATGGAGAAGACCAGGGATGGCCGCTCCTGGGAGGAGGTCCGTCGCGAGCGCGCCGAGCGCGAAAAACTCATGGCACCGGTCTCGGACTACACGTTCGGCTATTCCGGCCTGCTCAAGGGGGCGCCGATGCAACGGAGCCCGGGTTTCACGGCCGTGCCCGGCGGCTTCAACGACATCATTGGCCTGTCGCCACTGACGCGCAAGCTCACCGACGAACTCAAGGTCAGATCCGATGAGGCCGGTCAGGCCGGCCGCGAGTCGGGACAAAAGTTTCGTCAGAACCTGATCGAGGAGTTGATGCAGGCCGAGCGGCAGGTCCGGGACATCATCGGCCGGATTCGCTCGCAGCTCGACTTCACGGCGCGTCCGAGCGTTGCGCCGACGTTTGCGCCTGCGCCGGCCGCCCCCAGCGCCAGTCCCACCCGCGCTGCCGCCCGCGGCCTCTACTCCGACTATGATCTGGCCGGAGATATCGCCTGATGCTGATGGCGCTCGGACCGGTCACCTTCGAAATCACGCCCTTCAATCCGCAGTCGACCGATCGCACCACCCAGGCGTCCTGGGTCGAGAAGTCCGTCGTTGGCCGGCGACCGCCGCTCGAGTTCACCGGCGACGGTCCGGAGACGATCCGGATCGACGCAAAACTGTTTCCGGAAAAGTTCGGTGGCCTGTCATCGCTTGCGACGCTCGACACCATGCGCGCATCCGGCATTCCGCATGTTCTGATGCGGGGCGATGGTGTTCCGCAGGGGTGGTTCGTGGTCGAGCAGGTCGTCGAAAAATCCACCTATCTCGACGCCCACGGCGTCGGCCGGGTGATCGAGGTTGAGATCTCCTGCAAGCGCGCCGATGCGCCTGGCGCCGACGGCTATATGGCGGCACTGCTGAGCCTCATTCAATGAGCGGGATGCGGATCATCCGGGTCGCGGGCGAAGGCGTCTCGGTCGATCTTCTGATCTGGCGCGAATACCGGCGCCCGATGCCTGGCCTGGTCGAAGCGGTGCTCGACAGCAATCCCGGCCTGGCGGCGCTCGGACCCATTCTGCCCGTAGGAACGTTGGTGAAGCTACCGCTTCTGAAGCCGGCGCCGGTCGCCGAACTCGCCGTGGTCCGTCTCTGGACCTGAAGATGCATGCGGATCTTGCGATCTACCGTGTCCTCGTCGATGGCCATGACATCAGCAACCTGCTCAATCCGATCCTGCTCAGCCTGCGGGTCCACGACGCGGCCGGCACCGCGAGTGACACGGCCGAAATCGAGATCGACGACACCAATGGCCGCGTCGCCTTTCCCCGCGACGGGGCCTACATGGCCATCGATCTCGGCTGGCGATCGAGTGGCATCGCCAGGGTGTTCGAGGGGACGGTCGATGATGTGAAGTCGCGGGGCGCCCGCGGCGAGGGGCGGACCCTCCACATCTCGGCCAAGAGCGCGGACACCAGGACCAAGACAAAACAGCACCGCGAGAAGCACTGGGAGAAGAAGACCCTCGGCGACGTCATGCAGGATGCCGCCGGCCTCGCCGGTCTCACCATGATGGTCGATCCTGCCCTTGGTTCCATCCAGCGCGATTGGTGGGGCATGACCGCTGAAAGCTTCCTGCATTTCGGGCACCGGATTGCGCGGGAAGTTGGCGGGACGTTCAAGGTATTCGGCCGGCGCGCCATTCTGGCGAAGCGCAATTCCGGCCTGTCCGTATCGGGCGCGACGCTGTCGACCGTCACGGCACAATGGGGCGTCAACCTGATCACTTGGGATCTTGCGCCCGTGGTCGGCCGACCGCGGTACGTGAAGGTGCGCACCCGCTGGTACGACAGCAAAGAGGCCAAGTGGAAGGAAGAAGCCGCCGATGTCGAGGACCAGTCGGCCGAAGCCGAGGCCACCACGCGCTTTACCAGACCCACCAAGGACGAGGCGGAGCGCGTTGCCGAAAACGGCAAGACCGCCTCTGAGCGCAACAAGGGCGAGGGTACGGTCCGCATCCTGGGCAATGTCAACGCTCAGCCGGAAGGCGCCTGCCTTGTCATCGGTGCGCGCCCCGGCATCGACGGCCTCTACCGGATTGACTTCGTAGATCACGAGCTATCGCGCTCGGACGGATTCACCACCTCGCTGTCGCTGAAGCCGCCGCAAGGCGACGCCGGTAAAGACAGCCGATGACTTGATCCTCTCCCGCTTCTGACTGCTCGCAATCTCAATCATTCCAAGACAGCAGAGACCTCTCACGCGTCGCAGCCACCGGCCGCGCGGTGCCTTCGTGCGCTCGTTCGCTCAGGGCGCTGTCATCCCGTCCCCATCCGCACCAGGAGATATCACGCATGGTAGCTGCACTCGACATTGCAGGTGAAAGATATGGACGGCTAACCGCTGTCCGACGAGTCGAAAATCTCGGTCGACGCACGATTTGGCTCTTCAATTGCGACTGCGGTAGCACGAAGCAAATCAATCTCGATTCCGTGAGGGGCGGCGTCACCCGTAGTTGCGGGTGCATCCGCATGGAGACCACCGCGCAGCGGTCGACAAAGCACGGCCATAGCATTGATCGCAAGCCAACTCGGACCTTCCGAGCATGGCGACATGCCAAAAGCCGATGCCTCAATCCGCGTGACCAGAAATACGCGATCTATGGCGGTCGCGGCATCACCATGTGTGAGCGCTGGAAACGCGACTTTAGAGAATTCCTGAAGGACATGGGCGAGTGCCCGCCAGGTAAGACCATCGATCGCAAGAACCCAAACGGTCACTACGAGCCCGACAACTGCCGATGGGCTACGACACATGAACAGGCGAGGACGCGAACGGACAATGTGCTTGTCGAGTATCGAGGCGAGACACTCGTCTTAAAAGACTTCGCGGATGCCCTTGGCGTCAACTACAAAGCGCTCCATTCGCGGGTTCGCTATCGCGGGCAATCCGCTCACGACGCGGCGATGGACCTCCTGGGTAAGGAGGTTCATCCATGACCGCCGAAAACTGGGCATTCTGTCAGGCGCGCGTTCGCGCGCATGAGGGCGGCAACGACGATGACCCCCGCGATCCCGGCGGAAGGACGTCGCGGGGTATTATCCAGCGCGAGTGGACGCGATACGTCGCGGCGCATCCCGGGCAAGGTTTGCCGTCGGATGTGTGGAAGGCGCCGGAATCCGCCATCACGGATATCTATCGCACAAAATATTGGATGCCGATGCGGGGTGAGGAGCTGCCATCTGGTGTCGACTATACCGTCTACGACTATTCGATCAATTCGGGCGTCGGTCGCGCCGGCAAGGTCCTTCGTCGCGTCGTCGGCCTTCCCGATCGCACGCATCTCGTGACCGACGAGGTGTTGCGCGCTGTCGCCTCCCGCGATCCCAAGGCGCTGATCAATGCCATCAATATGGAGCGGCTGGCCTTCCTCAAAGGTTTGAAGACCTGGCCGGTGTTTGGCCGTGGCTGGGCTCGTCGCGTCGACGAGGTGAATTCCGCCAGTCTTCGGATGGCGAGCCTAAACGCGCACTCTTCCGGGGTCTCAGGATCAAGCCCGCCGAGCCCTCGGCTCGAGTCGGCTCCCGGCAAAGGCGTCGTGCCGGCACCGGCGGGGATGCGGAAGCTCATTGTCGGAACTGGAGCCGCCGCGCCGGTTGCGGCCGGCGGCGGCTTCACTGACTGGATCATCGCCCATCCCTTCGAATGCGCGGCGCTCGGCTGTGGCGTCGCCTTGGCCGTGGGCGGCTCGCTCGTTGCGCTCAATCGCTGGCACCAGCGTCGGCAGGATGCCGCCACTCCCGCAACGCCCCTCGTTCCCGAACTCACCACCGTCTGAAGCAAGGAGAAGCCCATGTCTGCATTTGTCCTGATCGCCGCGACGATCATTGCTGTCTAC